CACCTTTTGTAATACCAACAATAAAAACATTAAATGATGAATGCTCTTGTGGATTGCAACTATCATCCATACAAACAATACATTATATTGATCAGTTCCCTGTTTGTTGCACAGCAGGTGGTATTCAAGGCGGACCGACTACAACTATATTAACAAGTCGTGTTTCAAGTGCAACATGTGCTTCTGAATGTTCTATTTGTGTAAGTACCGCCTGTATATCTGGAATTGAAAGAGCTGGACCAAACGGCCCCGAAAAGGTTCCAGTAGAAGGAAAATCAGGAAAATATTCATATACTCCTTGTTATATTTGCAACGGTGATCCAGAACCAATATTGAGAGACACATCTGGTTTGTGGTATTTGTCAGAAGCACAAAGTGGAAATATAGCATATTTGCAAAATAATGGCACAATACCACCACCAAATCCACTCAATCAATCCTGTGAAAATGTTTTATTTGCTTTTTCTTCTGGTGCGGCTTGTTCGAATCCATGCACAACAATAATGTACGATGAAAATGGTTTAGGTTTATATGCAATTGATGAAACCGCATTGATGAATTGTGCAGGAATTCTTAAATCGGGAATTGATAGTGATTGCTTTAAAGCAAAATTTTTACCACAAATATATCAAAACAATCAATTAAGACTAAAAACTCCAGATAATGTTATTAATAATACTGACTTTTATATTTCGAATGAATTGGTTGCAAATATAGAAATTTTAATAGATGGTACATGGGAAAACCTAAAAACAGAATTATATGGACCCGATACATCAAGTAATTACTGGTATAAGAATAATTTTGGTCCGTTGGGGCCAATGAAAAATAATTCTGGTAAATGTGCGGATCCTTTCCTTTCTGCATTTGAAAATTGTGCTGTGCCTTTTACAGATATAATTCCAGTTATTTTAAATCCTGAATGTGGACCAAATGGAGTATATGGGTGGATAGAAACAAGTGGAATAGCAAGAATGAGAAACGAATTATGTAAAGAATGCGTAAATGGTCAATTGGTTCCTTCTTTAAACACTACAGATCCGTGTTCTTGTTGTTTTCAGAGTGTAAATCAAATTAGTGGAAATTTGGGATGTTCTGGTGGAAATTGTCCACCCGCATGTGAGGGGTTAGATTGTGTTACGGGAGTAGCACCGCCAGGGGTAATAATAACAAGTGCCACAGGATCCTGCTAAAACATAAATAAAAATAGGAGAAAATTATGAACATTATTGATAGTTTATTAGACAATAATCAAGAAGAATTTAGAAATCAAATTAATTCTGCACTTTTTGCCAAAATTAAAGACGCTTTGGCTGAAAAGAGAGTAGAAGTAGCATCTTCTTTATACGATAATACGGATGAAGAAGAATGTCAAGAATGCCCACCTCAAGAATAAGGAAAGATAAATGTATCTTATCTCAGAACATATAGAACAACCAGTTAAAGTTTTAGCGGAAAGTAAAGATGGCAAAAAGAACTTCTTTATTGAAGGTATCTTTATGCAAGCAGAACAAAAGAACAAAAATGGTAGAGTCTATCCTTGTTCTGTGCTAGTTAACGAAGTTGCCAGATATACCCAAGAATATATTAAAGAAAATCGTGCTTTAGGTGAACTTGGACATCCAGAAGGCCCAATTATCAATCCAGAAAGAGTTTCTCACTTGATTACATCTTTAAGAGAAAATGGAAACGATATTATAGGCAAAGCTCTTATTTTGGGAACTCCTTACGGTAAAATCGTAGAGAATTTTCTTGATAATGGAGTTAAATTGGGTGTTTCTTCCCGTGGGTTGGGTTCCTTAAAGGAAATTAACGGTGTTAATATGGTTCAAGAAGACTTCAAATTAGCTACTGTTGATATTGTTACAGATCCATCTGCACCAAGTGCGTTTGTAAATGGTATTATGGAAGGTAAACAATGGGCATGGGAAAACGGTATTCTTAAAGAATCCACAATTGCAGATATCAAAAAGACTATCTCAAAGACTTCTTCCCAAAGACTAGAAGAACAATACTTAAAGGCATTCAAGCTTTTATTTCCAAATAATAGAAAATAATAAATAAAATAGATTACTAAGGAGAAATTATGGATCCCGTATTAGCAGCAAAAAAATTAATTGATTCTTTGGTTGAAGAAGAACTAAAGACATTAGGTGAAGAAAAAGAAAACGAAGATTCTATGGATGAAGATCCTATGGAACAAGAAAACGATACTCCAGAAACAGCAGGAAATGCAGCAGGAAATCAAGCATCTGTTGCAATGAAACCAGCAGCTTTTGGTAAAGCATCTTCCGCAGAAATAATTCAAGATGCTCATGGTGGATCTACAAAAGATGCTCATGGGGGGAAAGATACATTGCAAACTATGCAATACACGGATACTTCCGCACAGAACCGCGCTTCTGTTGGAATGAAACCATCATTCGCTACGAGTGGTGTTTCATCAATGAGCGAAGAAAAGGTTCGCGAAGATATTACAAGTATCTTTGGTTCTGAAGAACTCTCCGAAGAATTCATGAATAAGGCTGGTTCGATTTACGAAGCAGCAGTAATAACAAAAGCAAATGAAGTTGTTCAAGAAATTCACGAACAATATGAAAATGCTTTCAATGAAGAAGTAGAAAATATCAAGACACAACTCTCCGAACAAGTAGATTCATATTTGAATTATGTTGTTGAAGAGTGGATGGAAGAAAACAAGTTAGCAATTGAAAGTGGTATTCGTACAGAAATCGCAGAAAACTTCATTGCACAATTGAAAGACTTGTTCATGGAATCCTACATCGAAGTTCCACAAAACAAGACAAACTTGTTTGATGAAATGACAGATGCGATCTCTGAACTTGAAAATAGAGTAAATCAAGAACTAGAAAAGAATGTTGATCTTGTTAATGAAAACAAGGCTCTTCGCGCAGTAACTATCTTCAATGAAGCAACGAAGAATTTGACTGACGGAGAAGTAGACAGAATTTCTAGACTAGCAGAAAACATTGAATTTATCACTGAAGATGATTTCTCAGATAAGGTAAAGACTTTGGTAGAAAACATCACAAAGAAACCAGCAATTAAAGAATCATCAAAGAAAGACAATAGCAAGTATTTGGTGGAAACCGTAATTGAAAGTGAAGATAATGATGTACCTTCCGAGAATCCAAAAATAAACATGTACTCAAATGCCATCTCAAGAATGAGTCCAAATAATTAAAAAATATAAATAAAAATAGAAATCTTTAAAGGAGAATTCAACAATGTCAGGTATTTACTTATCAGAAAACACAAGAGCAAAGTGGAAGCCAATCGTCGAACACGAAGCACTTCCAAAGATTACAGATAACTACAAGAAGACTGTAACAACTATTCTTTTGGAAAACCAAGAAAAAGCATTGAACGAAGTTTATCAAGGAACTGGTTCATCTCAACTTGGTGTAATCCAAGGCCCAACAGGTACATCGGGTGCAATCGACGCATTCGATCCTGTTCTCATCTCACTCGTAAGACGCGCTATGCCAAATTTGATGGCATACGATTTTGCTGGTGTTCAACCAATGACAGGCCCAACGGGTTTGATCTTTGCAATGCGTTCTCGTTACGGTGGAGATAGAACTGGAGCAGAAGCATTCTACAATGAAGCAAACTCTGGTTACTCTGGTGGTGCTGCACCTAACGGTGGTTTGACACATTCAGGTACGATGGGTAACTTGTTTGCAAACGATATTCAATCGACACAAGCAGGTGCATTTGATGCAGGTAAGCCTGCGTTAACAAGTCAAATCGAAAGAGCATTTGATCAAGGATATGCAGCTACATTTGATCAATCTGGTGGTTTCGCAGAAATGTCATTCAGCATCGAAAAGACATCTGTTGTTGCTAAGTCTCGCGCACTACACGGTCTTGATGCTGAAACGGAATTGGCAAACATTCTTTCGACTGAAATTATGTTTGAAATTAACCGTGAATTGGTAAGAACAATGTACGATGTTGCTCAACTTGGTTGCCAACAACCAGATCTTGACGCAGTTGCATCGACAGCAAACCGCTTCCGTGTTGGTCTTGCTGGTGGTATCTACGACCTCGAAAGAGATTCTGATGGTCGTTGGAGTGCAGAAAAGTTCCGTGGTTTGACTTTCCAAATCGAACGCGAATGCAACGAAATCGCAAGAATCACTCGTAGAGGAAAGGGTAACTTCGCAGTAGTATCTCCTGATGTTGCTTCGGCTCTTTCTATGAGTGGTGTACTCGACTTCTCAGCAGTATTCAACCCATCAATGAATGTTGATGTTACTGGAAACACGCTCGTAGGAACTCTCCACGGTGGAAGAGTAAAGATCTATGTTGACCCATATTCACAAACAAGTACAAACTTCGTTTGTGTAGGATACAAGGGAACCTCACCATATGATGCTGGTATGTTCTACTGCCCATATGTACCGCTACAAATGGTACGCGCAGTTGATACGAGAAACTTCCAACCAAAGATTGGTTTCAAGACTCGTTACGGATTGGTATCAAATCCATTCGTAAGAACACTCATCAACGCAGACGGTACTCCAAACCTTTCTGCTGGTGCAAATGACGGTGAAACATTGACTCGTAGAGTCAACCCATACTACCGCATCTTCAATGTAAGAAACATCCACGGTAACGATGCTTCATTCGGTGGTTCATAATTCTTAGTTACTGATTAAGTGGGAAGAGAGCGGAGAAATCCGCTCTTTTTCTTTTCTACATATTGTATAAGGAGAAAACAATGTCTCAATTTGTAACAGGTTTTAATCGCGCTCCGCAAACAATAGACTTAGCACATACCAATAAGTTCAGACTGACAATACACAAGTATCCCTATGTGGAATATTTTTGTCAAAAAGCGAATATCCCTGGCCTTGATATTCCAGAATATATTCAACCAAGTCATTTTACAGCAATTGTAAGACCCGCAACCACAATTAATTACGAAAAACTAGAAGTTAGTTTTTTGGTTACAGAAGACTTGCAGAATTGGTTGCAGTTGCATGATTGGATGACAAAGATTGTTCCAACCAGATCATTCCGTGAAGTAATTCAACCAGAAAAAGATATTTACTCTGATATCACTTTAACCATTTTAAGCAACAAATCTCAAAGAGTAATGGAAGTAAATTACAAACAATGTTGGCCAAAATCCCTGAGTGGAATTGTTTATGATGCTACCACACTTGACACAGCAAATCCTGTGGCAACGGTAGTATTTTCTCATGCGGGTGCAACTGTCACTCACAAATCTACAAATAAAGAAAGTCCTGTAGCTTGACAATCTCAAGCCAATGTGATACTATTTAAAATACTATGGATATACAAACACTTAAACAAGAACTAGAAAAAGATTTAAAAATTAACGATGCTGAACTCGACACAGAATCTTTAAAGATTCCTAAGATTCACAACAAATACTTAAACATTTTACACGAAGAAAAAATTCTTCTTCAGTCACTTCGGTTGAAAAAAAGAATAATGCTTCGTGAAAAATGGGAATACTATACTGGCAAAGTAGATGCAGAAACCCTTAAGCAAAAAGGATTGGAACCATTCAATTTGAAAGTGTTAAAGCAAGATTTGGATCTTTACATAGATTCCGATCAAGATATTTTGCAATTAGATTCAAAGTTAATTACCCAGCAAGAGAAGGTGGATTATCTTCAAGATGCCATCAAAGCAATAAATAATATGCAATGGCATATAAGAGATGCGATTGCTTGGCGTAAATTTATAAATGGTGTAAACTGATGGATCTAACAATCAACGACGAGAATTGTGTTTATATTAAAGTTAATTGCGAAAGATCTTTTGCAAAGGAACTTTCAGAATTTTTTACATTTTATGTACCTGGCTATAAGTTTATGCCAGCATATCGAAATAAATTTTGGAATGGTCAAATAAAACTGTACAACATATACACTCAAGAAATATATGCTGGTTTAAAAGATTATGTGGTTAAATTTGCCAATGATAGAAATTATTCTATTCAAGATAACACAAAACCCATCGGTGAAGAAATAACAATTGAACAGGTTGCAGAATTTATTAAATCATTAAACCTCACGGTTGGTGGTAAACCAATTGAGATTCATCCCCATCAACTTCAAAGTATTCATCATTCAATTAACACAGGAAGATGTCTACTTGTTTCTCCAACGGGTTCTGGAAAAAGTTTAATTATTTATTGCTTGGTGCGTTGGTATTTAAATAAGTTACCAAAGGAAAAAAAGATACTCATTCTTGTTCCCACGATTTCTCTTGTTTCACAGATGTATTCTGACTTTGTGGATTATGCCACGAAAGATTCTTTTGATGTACACAGAAATGCTCACAAAATATTCGGTGGACAAGATAAAGAAACCAAAAAAAGAATAGTCATTTCAACATGGCAAAGCATCTATAAACAAGATGTTTCCTACTATGAAAACTTTGCTGCTGTGTTTGGTGATGAGTGCCATTTGTTCAAGAGCAAATCTCTTACCGACATTATGACAAAACTTAATACTTGTCCATACCGAATTGGTACAACAGGAACTCTTGATGGTACTTTGACTCACAAATTAGTTATTGAAGGACTATTCGGTAGAGCATACAAAGTTACATCAACTAAAGATCTAATCGACAAAAACATATTGTCAAATCTGTCAATTGATTGCCTTCTGCTCGGATATTCTGATGAAATTCGTAAGTCTCTAAAGGGTATGACCTATCAGGAAGAGATTG